AAAAAATATTACTAATATTGATTCTAATACTAACTCTAACAACATTTCAGGCTCTAGTAAACCTACCACTTCTAAAAATCAAATGCTTTTTAATTTCTTCAAGATTCAAAATGATAATCAAGATTCAAATGCTAATATTACCGAAAATAGAAACAAAAATATTGTTCAAAAATATCTCAGCAATATTGATGAGACTTTTATTGATATGAATTCTTTTGTTAGATCTACTGATGTCTGTCAGCATTGTTTTAAAGGTGAGTTGATTCCGCTTGATGATGAGGGTGTGCTTATTTGCAATGCATGTGCTGTAAATATTCCCTATCTTATTGAAAATGAAAAACCTTCATATAAAGAGCCGCCCAAAGAAGTGTGCTTTTATGCTTACAAAAAAATCAACCATTTCAAAGAAATACTTGCACAATTTCAAGGCAAAGAGACAACACAGATTCCCGATGATGTTATCGATCAAATACATTTGCAGATTAAAAAAGAGAGAATTTGTTTGGAGCAACTAACACATTACAAGACCAAAGAGATTTTAAAGAAGCTGGGATTTAATAAATATTATGAACACATTGCATTTATTAAAAATAAATTAGGCATTAAACCGCCTGTATTTAGCCCCGAATTAGAAGAAACATTGTGTAATCTTTTTATGGAAACACAATCACCTTATGCGAAAACTTGTCCTGATTATCGCGTCAATTTTTTGAACTACTATTATGTCCTTTTTAAATTCTGTGAGCTTCTTGGAGAAGATCAGTATTTAGATTCTATCCCTTTATTAAAGGATCGTGAAAAATTGATTGAACAAGACGAAACATGGAAAAAAATGTGTGTTGAATTAGATTGGGAATTTATTCCTACTGTTTAGTCAAATCAAGCAATAATTATTTTAAATAATTTGTGTTCGACAAAGAGGACATATTATATCTTCATTACTATTTTTCAAGTCAAAATTACATTTAGCACACAACGAATGCCCGCAAGGGTTTAATAAAACATTTTTTTCATTCTCATCATAATCTCCACTATCAATTTCACATATTTTTAATTCATCTAAACATATGCAACATATTTCTTCTTCATTTGTTTCTGGAATTTGTGATTCAGTTTTTTTCAATTCTCTCCGTTCTTTACGTTCACACTGAAACGCAAATAATTTATTTTCTTCATATTTTTTTAAACATTCTGCGCATTTCCACCCATCAATTTCTCCTCTTCCTTCTTCTATTCCAACATCACAATAATTGTGAAAATAAACGCAGTTACAGTCTAAACATTCTTCAGTTATGTTAAGCATTGAAATAAACAAAGTTTCATACCCAATCCCATATTCATCTCTCAGTTTTATCCCATTTGTTTTTTGTGTTTTTAAAAATGAATATACTTTAGCCATAGATTCGTAAAATTTATCGGTAGAAACATTGTTATTAGTAATATATTCTTTTTCATAAATAGCATATGACATTCTAGGTCTTGTTTTATTTGTATAATAAAGAAATTATTATCTCTTTATTATATTTCAATTTTATTATGTTAGTTTGGCTCCACCTTTTGAAAGGTGGAATTTAAAACCCACCAGGAAATTTAACTAAATTGGCTCCAATTCCGAATCCAGCCCCGGTTCTAGAGCTAACACCCATGCTAGGAATGTATGTGTCCAAAATAGCAAAAGTGGCCGCAGCAGTTAAAGCTAGGCATGCAATTTCCTCCAAATTCATAGATTTCTTAGGAATTACGTATGCCGCAATGGCAATCATCAATCCTTCAACAATATACTTGATCACGCGCTTAATTAGTTCGTTCGTGTTAAACATCCTATATATAAAATAAAAAGAAAATAAAAAAGATAAATATTAATTAATAATTAATAATTAATAATTAAATTAAATAATTTAATAAATTAATACTTAAAACGAACATAATAATTAATATATAATGAGTGGAAAATCAAAATCTAATATTGCCAAAAAGTTGGCATTTGATCGTAAATTAGCTAAAGATGGATCGCCTAATCCTAAATATGTTGATTTGTTGGAAGTGGATAAGCCAATTGCCGGGCAAACCTTTGGATGTTTTTCTTTTATCACTCCCGAAAGAATCCTAAAGCAAAAGGAAATGTTCTTTTTCGAAGAATTCCTAAAGAGATGGGAATTTTCTAAATCCATGGAAAAGTTTCATCAATTTATTAATTTTATGTCTTACAAATACAAGTTGTCATTTGAGGATGTCATGAAGGACTACGAGGGATTTGTCAAGGAAGAGCGTGATAATATTATTTCATCTTCTATTGAAGATGACTACAAGACTTTTATGGACAAGGAAGAGGATGAGCTTGAAAAGCAATTCAATATTAAGCATAATTTCCAAACATCTGTGCGCGGGTTCAAGGCACGTGGCCATTTTGCATCACAAGAAGAGGCCGAATTACGTGCTAAATTGATCCGAGAAGTAGATCCTAGTTTCGATGTATTTGTTGGGCCTGTCGGCACTTGGTTGCCCTGGGATCCTGAGGCTTACAAGACTGGACGTGTTGAATACATGGAGGAGGAACTCAATCAGCTCGCTCAGGAGAAGCAGAAGAACGAATCCGCTGCCAAGAATGCATTCGAGTCTCGTGTCAAGGAGACCAAGCAGAAGGCAATTGATGAGAACAAGAAGAATGCGGAGAAGCATGGTAACATTTTGACGCAAGATATTGACCAAGAGGGTAATTTGATCGGTGTCAGCGCAACTAGTCAGGAGAAGGCTCTAACAACTGAAGGTTCTGATACCATTTCTGTTGCAGATATTCGTTCGGAGCTATTTGATGGCGAGAATATTGTAGTAGGCAAGACGGATTATGGTCGATCTGAGCTTGTTAGTGGGCCTTTTTCAATGAAAGAAAAAGAGAAGGACGAATAGATATTCTAGTTTTAAATAATATATAATTTATTTAATTATGTATTATTCAATTTATTTCTACCATTTACTCTTTTTTACAGCAATTTTAGGTCCCGCACCACGTTTCTTCACGTTATTTGGATCATATTGTTCCTCTTCGTCTTCATCATTTATCTGTTTAGATAGTTCCCAGAACTCTTTCGATCCCAATCTGAAGTCATTGTGTGCATCTGCCTTATACCAGAACACCTGATCTTGCAGCTTATTTGATTTGGCATTGTTATTAATCACTAAGCACTCGTAATTCTCTGTGCATTGATCCATTACCTGACAAAATGACTCTAATGTAGGGAACATGCCTGCATAATTCTCGTAAATTCGCTTTCTGTTTGCTATATATGGCTCTCTTAAAATAAACACATAATCTATATTTGTTCTTAGTGTTGGTGGAATTCCTAGAGGGTATTGCATTGTAATAATTAGCATGACCTTCCAATGTCGCCCATTCATAAAGAGGAGGCGCATCATCTTGTCGCGCGCCCAAGTGTTATCATATAAGCAGTCATCTAAGATCACAAAAGTTCGAGGGTCGATAGTGGATCTTTTAAACTGTTCCATTTCTTTTTTGATCTGCTTCAAAACCTGCCTCTGTCGCTTCAAAATGTTCTCGATAATAGCAGTGTTGTATTCATTATGGATAAACAATTTTGGCACCAATTTACCGTAAAATCCGTTACCTTCTTCAGTTCCGGAAATAACAGTGCCAATAGGAATATCTTGATGGTAATATAATAAATCTCTTACCAAAAATGATTTACCTGTATCACGTCTCCCTATTAAAACAACCACAGGACCTTTCGACTCATTGGGTTTGAAACTGATTGATTTCATGTCAAAACGTTTTAGCTCTAAATTCATTTATTATTATAGTATATTAAAAAAAGATTTTTATTTACGCAACTTAAACATTTTATTTTATTCATTTTATTCATTTTATTCATTTTATTCATTTCATTTAGGCATAAATTTGTTAGTTTAAAAGAATTATAATAGAAAAACAATAAACTTTATAATAAGTTAAATACAACTTATAATTTTATTTTTATTAGCTAATGGCAATTACAGTAAACTATCAAAAGAGAAAGAATATTAATCTCTTCAACAAATTTCAATCTAATCCTAATATTGCTTTGTCTAGTGTGCAAAATTACATACCAATTTATGACAAATTTTTTTCATTAAATGCGACCAACTTTAACTCTATTAATTTAAATCATATGTGGAGTATTTCTGACATTAAGGACATAAAAAACAAGGGTGATAAAGATGTGTCTTTTGAACATGAGCATATTTATACTTGCAAACTAAAAAACATATCAGATGATGAGGATTTTGCAATGACTCAAAAAGTCTTTATTAAAATGGCGCCACTGTTAGATCCATTCAAGTATCTAGTTGGTAAATATAATCACACAGATCCAAATTTATTTAATTTGCCATCTATTGATAAAACCAAGAAAGTGCATCCTAAGTTGGAAGATCCTAATAATTCTTCCTACATTGATGGTTTTTTTTCATTCTTAACTAGTCAAGTTCTTCACAAGCACAATTTTGTTCATGGACTTGATTATTATGGCTCTTTTTTAGCTGTTAAAAACAATTATAAAATTAACGTAATAGATGATATTGATTATTTAGTTCAGTCTGAGTTTTTTAATAAGCAAAAGAATACACTGTTTACGGTAGAAGACTATTCGCATTTAATGACAAATGCTTTAAATGAAAATGTTAGTTTAAAGCCGTTAAATATTATGAATATTTCGCAAAAATCAAACTTATCAGTGAAATCAATTGATGATTCTATGTTTGAAAATATATTTGAAACAAATACAAATACAAATACAAATACAAATACAAATAATCATAACCAATTGACGTTAGATGATGTAAAAACATTAAATATTGATCTTATTGATATTACAAATTCAATTGATATCACTGATCAAAAAAAATCAGCTAGTCTCAAATCAGGATCATCATGTTCATCTAGAACATCTCATACAAATGAAAATGATAACGATTCTGAAACTGATCTTAAAAACAATATAGAGGATCTAAATGAAGTAGATGATTTAGATTGTTCCAAGTCAGCTTCTAAATCTAGCGGATCAGATAGTTACGATTCAGACTCAGGTTCTAAATCATTTTATTCAGAAAGCTCTTATGAATCTGATCTAGAAGAAGAGAAATTATTTTTAACTCTTCAAAAATTTCCTGTGCAACTTATTTGCATGGAGAATTGTGAAAGCACATTAGATGAACTAATTATTAATACAGATTTATCTCAAGACGAATGGATGTCTTTATTAATGCAAATAATAATGATATTGATTACATATCAGAAATTATTTTCATTCACTCATAATGATCTGCATACAAATAATATTATGTATATACCAACTAACAAAAAATATTTGTATTATTTATATAAAAAGAAGTATTACAAGGTTCCAACTTTTGGTAAGATATTTAAAATTATTGATTTTGGGCGAGCTATTTATAAATTTGATAATAAAATATTCTGCAGCGACAGCTTTCAAACAGGAGGTGATGCGGTTACACAATATAATACGGAGCCTTATTTTAATGATAAAAAACCACGATTAGAACCCAATTTTAGTTTTGATTTATGTCGCCTAGCATGCTCTATTTTTGATTATATTATAGATGATATGGATAGCATTAAAAATATAAATAGTTGTGATCCTATTGTGAAATTAATTGTTGAATGGTGCACAGATGATAATGGTATCAATGTTCTTTATAAAAATAGCGGTGCAGAACGATATCCTGACTTTAAATTATATAAAATGATTGCTCGTTGCGTTCACAATCATAACCCGACTACACAATTAGATCGACCCGAGTTTAGTAAATTTGTTATTTTAAAAAATGGTATCTCAAAGGGAGAAATCGTCATGAACATAGATGAACTTCCTTCATATTATTAAATTTGAATTATTTATTTGGTATATTTTTTTTTGTAATATAATAAATTATATATTTATTTATTATATGACATACGGATTTATTATTACAAGACATGTTAATTCAGAATTAACAAATAAATATTGGAATCAATGTGTAA